AGTAATGAAGGCGGTAGAAGACCGTGGACGTGCTTGGGCTGCAACTCGTGACCGTAACGCTTTCGGTGTTTACGCTAACGGTTTCACCACTCAGGAAACTATCGCTTTACACCGTGGTTCTTAGCACCAACGAAGTAAGCAGTGGTAGATGTTTCATCGAGGAAGGCGTTATACATAACTTTCATTCCTGGGTAAATATCTGACCAATAGTTAAGGTCGTTGTTTCCTGTACCTGCACGAAGAACTGACTTTGTAATCTGAGTACCAGTTCTGTGGAGCTGGTTAGGGAGAAGGAGGAAGTCTGGGTCATATCCCATAAGGTATCCACCTTGTGCCTTCTGATTACGAAGAGCTACCACGTTAGTGTTGAGGTTATCGTCACTAAGTGAAAGTGTTGACTTGTTGTCTACAGTGTCACCGTTTTCGTTAGTGTGAGTGTCTGAGAACAATGTTGTGTCATCGATAGTTTCCTGAGTGGTGAAACCGTTAGCGTAAACACCGAAAGCGTTACGGTCACGAGTTGCAGCCCAAGCACGTCCACGGTCTTCTACCGCCTTCATTACTGAACCAAGCTGTTGGTCTTCCATGAAAGTACGAGAGATAGGAAGCTCCTGACGAAACTCTAGGACTGGTGTTACACGTGTATTTGCAGCATTAATTGTAGCATTTGGCATAGGCACCATGTCGTTAGTAGTTGTCTGGAAGTAGCCTCCTCCACCTTGTACAGATGAGTTGACCGCTGCATTAGTTGCAGTTTCCTGGTTGAAGATGATTGGGTCAAGAGCAGTTGCCTTACCCTCACGAGCTTCATTAGCCGCCCCTGTGAAGAGACGGTTGAGTATAGTGGTTACTAGGTTTGAACTAGTTGATACCGCTGTACCGTTGATTCCTGATTCTGGATTCATGAGTTTATTTTATTTAAGTTAATAAGATTACGCAGAAATAGAAGAACCTAGGAAGGTACCACTGTTCTTGTAATTAAAGTACACAGTCTGAGTTCTGTAATCTCCACCTACGATGATAAGGCAGTTTACTTGAGCCGCTGTTGCTGCTACGTCTACTGTCCACACTGTTGATGTAAGGTCGAAGAACACACCCTTGCCGAAGTTAGCGTCAACTTCTGCCTGAGTGTCGAATGTAGATGCTGTTTTTGCTTTTCCTGCGTAGAGAATACCAGGGTAAGGTAAGTAGAGGTCTACTGTTCCAGCTGCTGCTGCAGTGTCAGTAGATGTTGACTTAGCGATACCTGTAAATCTCTGAGCAGTTGTTCCGTCACCATCCACCATAGGTACTACTGCACCTGTCCATGGAGATGAGTTCACTGCGTCTGTTGCTTTTGTAGGAGTACCTGCCTCGATGGTAGATACACCCCCTGCTGCCACGATTGCTCCACTAGTTGCGTAGTTTGGAGAAAGCTGGTTAAGGATTGTGATTTGCTTAACGTTAGTTTTTGACATTTTTTAAAGGAATAATTTTTGTTAATTCCTTTAAAAGTAGTTTTAGAGCTTGCCTTGTCGTGCCAAAAGTATTTCCTCTTTGGTGATATGACCAGTAGCGAGGAATGCTTTTTCTTCTGGTGTAAGGACAATTTGAGGTTCTGGTGTCATTGCCCCCCCTGATGAAGATGACGAATGACTCTTAGCCTCTGGTTTACGAGCTTGTTCCTCTAAGATTTGACTGTTTCGTGCTGAGTTTGTGATAGCTCTCGCTAGTCGCAAATCTTCTTTAGGGTCACCTGTAGATTTGATAGTGTTCTGAATATGATAAAGGGTGAGTTCTCGTTCAGTCTCACTTTGAATTTCCTGTGCTAGTTCTTCTGCAGTTTTAATTGCAGTAGATGTTTTTATCGCACTAAGAGCTTCTAGGAGGTCTTTACGAGTAACTGGCTTGTCATCTTCCTCGACTTCTTCCTCTTTAGGTTTAAGTCCTAATATCTCAGCAGGGTCTAGTCCTAGTTCTTTAGCTTTCTGGGCGTTGAAGAAGAGAGAATCCTTAGCTTTTTCCTGCGGAGTCTTCTTACTTCGTACTCGTTCTAGTTCTACTTTTAAAGGGTCTTCTGTAGGTTCCGTTGGTGTAACCTCTGGTTCTACTGGTTGAGTCGAGGTAGACTCGTTAGCTGCTAGTGCTGCTTGCAAATCCTCTATTGTTGGTTTGTCTTCCATATCTTTTATTATAGTGCCAAAGTAGGCGATTAAGTGTCCACACTAAAGCGGTGGTTAGCTATACTTTAAGTATTAGTCAATAAAAATAACTTTGCAAATTATTTAATATCGTAATCCGTTATAAATTCTCTGAACTTCTGAATAAAATAAATTGCTGTCTTAGAGAACATCATCTGGCTCGGTGTGTCACCGTGGTGTACTCCTATCTTAATAGCTTCAAACAGTATCTGGTCGCCGAGTAGTTGGAACGCCCAGTTATCACGTAACGCTGATATGCCTTGCCTAAACTTAACAACCTCATCTATAGTCAATTTTTGCCCGTTAGCAAGGTATCCACCGTCTTGTGAGAGAGTGATGACTGACGAGATTGGAAACGAATTGAGGTTCTTGTTTAAGATACCGAGAAGACGCAAGTGTTCTTCTTGCGTTAAATCGTTTGACTCTAGGTAGTCTAGGGCTTTCTTTCCTGTAATAAACATTATTTCTTATTTGCTTTTGTCCACTCTGCTACTGTAGCTCCACTTGCGATTGCTTTGTGTAGTGAGACACCTTTTACCATTTTCTTCATATGTTTATAGTTATTTGCTAAGTTGCCACTGCTGGCGTTGGTATTACCCCTTGAGTTGGTTGTGGCATAGGCCCTTGTGCTCCCATCATGCTTTCTAGCATTTGGTTATTTTGTGGCTTTGCTTTTAGTTCGTCAGGGTCTCCGTCTGAGTATTCTTGTAGGATGAATTTATCCACCACTGCTTCCATGTTGACATAAGGAGCGATACGAGGGTCTGCAAGCATTTGGAACGCTCTTTCCTTTCTTATCTGGTCGCTTCCCATAGAACGAGAGATTATCTTCTGAGGGTCTACGTACATTGAGAATGAAGTACGAGCGAACTTGTAAGGGTTTACCTTGTATTCGTATGTCTTAGCTTCCATACCACCGTTGTCTTCAAACATCTTCCACTCTAGCTCGTTAGCTCGTTCCTCAGTGAATCCTTCTCCCATCATCTCAGACTCAAAACTGATGATTTGGTTTACCTCCTTTCCGTTTTCTTTTGACTGTAGTCTGATAGTCTTGTATTTCATCACAAGAGCCTCTGGTACAGTAGCGTCTACTTCTCCGACTGTAGTGTGGGCGAGGATATCATCCATAACCAATGAACCGATTTGTCTAACGAGGTCAGCCACCATTGTAGAAAACACGTTCATTATCACCTTTGCGTTCTGTTCTGCTTTGATTGAAGCTGTGGCGGTGACACCTTTTTCTGCTACGCCTGACTGTAGAGCATCTTGTGTCGAAAGGGAAAGGTCGTCAGTGTTCTGTCGCATAAGAGCAAGAGCAGCGTTGACGTTAGGGCTTAACTGGTAAGGGGTAACGGATGCTCCTTGTGGCATACCGATAAAGTTACCTGGAACCATAGCGTCAGCGTTGAGCGAAGCTACTCCTGAGCCGAATATTGGCTTGATAACATCGAGGAATGTTCCGTCTTGTGCTAACTGGTACATACGGTTGAGTGATGCGTCATCCCAGAACTCTTTGAATGCTGCGGATTTGTAGTATGCGAATCTCCCGTTAGGGTCTAGCGGCTCGAATCCTGACTTAGCGAACGGGTAAATAGGGATGGACTTATACTCGTTCCCAATCATAGACATTCTTCTGTGCTTGAACGGGTTGCAGTTCATCACATCTCCGTTGTGGTAGTTGCCCATGAACACTCCACCTACAAACGTAACTTCTAGATCTTCACCACGATAGTACATAGTTACTTCTTGTACCATGTTTTCGTCTCCTACTGTCCAGTCTACGTCATAGACAATCTGCTTACTTACCCCCGAAGGTACAATCTTAGTCTTTCCTGCTTCCACGAAGTCAAACTGATCTTTGCCATCAATAAAATACTTCCCTGCGTAGATTGCACGTGCTTCGTCGTAGGAGATTCTGCGTACTCTTGCGATGTTTGGCTGTCGCTGGATGTCGAATGTGAAGAAATCAGCTAAGAGAAGAGAATCAATAGGGATAATGTTAAGCCCAATGCCTGAGATGAGTTCATCTACTACCTCTTCGAGCTTGTATGACCCATCTTTCATCTTGGTTTTAATCCTTTGCATTGCCTCCACGTACTCTACTTCTACGAATACAGCTGGGTTTACAAGGGCGGAGAGCATCATAAAGAGAAACTTCATCTCGTAGTTGGCTTTCTTGAGGTGGTTTTCAATTAAGATACGCATCACCTTAGCTGTCATTTCATCCTCCTTGTTCTCCTCGTTGTATGCGTACACGAATGGATAGAGCATCCCTGATATTACGTGTGCCAAAATGCCGATTATTTTATTACGTGCTGTGTTTTTACGCCCACGCCATCGCCATGACTGTGTAGCTGGGAGGAATGTAGCCCCTACGAACGCTCCAAATGTCTGTTGGTCTAAGTTTGTTCTTTGTAGTAGAGATAGCTGGTCAAACTCGTTGAATGGTCTGTTTTGTAACGCCCAGTTAGCTAGGTAGTCTTTTTGTACACGGGAAAATAAGTCAAGAATTTCTTGTGGTGGATTATATGGAGACTGGGTAAGAGACTTTCCTTCTCCGTCTACTACTTCGCCTTTGTCATTAGTTAAAATACCTGCAATCATTGAGAATTAGTTATAGTTTAAGTGTGTATTAATACATTCCGTTTGGCAAGCTACTGACAAAGTGGTTAGATACTTTCGCTTCTGCTATGTATTCCTGTGGTCTAAGCAGTGAAGTCATAGGATAACGGATTGCGTCCATAGAGTGAGAGTAGGTATGCTCTGGTTCGTTGATTATCTTTCCGTCTTTGTCCATTTGCCATAAATAACGTGCGTACTCCTTTGCGATGTTAGTAGACCTCTTGGTGTAGGACATTCTTTGCTGCTGTACGAATTGTATACCTGTCATTACTGACCCTGGCCCTTTTACTGCTGGAAGAATGGTTAGCCCGTACATCTTTATCTCGTCTATACTCTTTGGTTCCGCTGAATCTGCTACGATTACAGCTCTTTGTAAGTTAAGGAGAACATCGGCTATAGCCTGATTACTCATTCCTTTTTGGTATGCAATCTCATCCACAATATACCCACCGTTGTAGTAGTAGATAGCAACAATAGCTGACGGGTCGTTAGTGTAACCAAAGTCTATTCCGTAGCGCTCTAGTCGTGCTTCGTGAGGAACGTGCTCTACCATAGCCCAATCTTTGTATATCTTACGCTCTGAGCTGCTTGGTTCACCTAGCCATTTATGCTTGTAAAGGAGAGGTCTTTTTACTTTGTCGTCCTCCATTTCTAGTCTTAAAACTTCTGGCATCCATCCATACTTGAGAGCTGTGTCGTAGTTTACGTTGATTATAAGAGTGTTTGGTCTGCCTTCTAGGACTAAACGGTTGTGTACTGGGTCATCTTCTAGCAATCGGTTGTAGGTATAAATAATCTGACTACCTGGTTTACGTACAGTAGGGGTAAGGACTTCTATGGATGAGTTAGAAACAGTTTGTGCTTCTTCCACCCATGCTATGTCTATACCTTCGATAGACTTGATAGTTTGTTCGTTGTTCCATAGTCCTTTAAAGAGAAAGTCAGAACCAGTGACTCGGTTGATGATTGAGTTCTTTGTTATTTCAAAGTCTGTTAGGTTGTATTTCTTTATAAGGTCAGAGAGTAACTGGTGAGAAGAGTCAGTCATTGAGTTTTGGAACTCACGAAAACATCCAATTCTTGTTTTGGCTTGTCTTGCTCTGATTAAAAGATACCTAGCTACCGTATGAGACTTTAAAGAGTTTCTACCTCCATAGATAGCAGCCTCACGCCAGTCTTTGTCGAATAACCTTTTAAACTCTATTGGTATTTCTACCTGGATTTCATTTTCCATCTATGAACTTTACGAGTAGTGGTGCTAGTGATTCTCCACCACTGGTTACGTCTGTGTCTTGCTTAGGATTCCCTTCCGCCATTTTAAATATATCTATCTTGTCCATGCCTTTCATGAACTCTAGTTTTTCTTCATCACTAAGGCTTTCTAAGTACTCTCTAGCAAATGTTTTAAGAGATTTTCTTCCTTTTGGTCGTCCTCCTGGATTACCAGACTGGCCTGGTTTAAACTGCCAAGGCTTAATCTGTTTTTCCGTCTGTTCTTGAGTTGGTTCTTCCATGTTATTTAAATATAAACTTTATTATCTTTCCGACTAAATAATCATCGCTAAAATAATAGTTTTTCCCCTTTATCCCCAGAAGAGTTCCTCCATGTTGTAAGTCTCTGTAGGGGTTGATTGTTTTGTTTATCAAGGATGGGCTTCCTTGCATGTCCTTACCAGTTATGCAAACTTCTAGACTTCCTAGTGATAGGTCGTTTATGTTTAGGTAGATTATGTGTTTAAGGTAAAGTGTTTTACTTTTTCCTCCACCTGAGAATCCTCTGTTTGAAAACTTGTAGTAAGGTAAAAACATTACTTCTTAGTTGTCTTCTTAGCTACCTCTGGGTGCTTCTCTTCTAGGAAAGAGATTATTCCCATGATGATAGGGTTAGTTGCTTCTTTTTGTGCGAGTGCTCTTAATTCTTTTATTGTCATATATTTAATTATGTGTTATTTGTAGATAATGTCAACATCTAGCTGTTTTGCTAAACGATACATTTCTTTTGTTTCTATTCCTGGATTTTCTGATTTTATATAGCTTGCTTTTAAAGCTGATATAAGAGAATCTTTATCACCACTACCACGTAGTTCGTACCCGTCACATTTTATAAAACCTTTGTACCCTTCT